AAAACCAAATGCAGAAGACCTTATTAAGGCTCTTACAGAACTTAAAAACCAAATAACTCAGTAAAAATGAACGGAGTAAAATTTATTAGAGAAAACGGCGGACTTGGCAGAAGACAAGAAGGCACAGATTTCATCTCTGGAATCATTGTCTATGGAGAAACAGCCACGGATAAGCGCTTGATATTATCTGTTAGCGAATTAGATAAAGCAGGTGTTACAGCTACTACGCATCCTGTGCTCCATTACCATGTTTCGGAGTTCTTCCGAGTGAATGAGGGAGCAAAACTATATGTTCAGTCAGTTGCAGAGAGCGACGGCAATTACACAGAAGTAAAAGTCATGCAGAACTTTGCGGAAGGGAACATCAGACAGATTGCAGTTTGTGATTTTAAAAGGAATTTAAATACCCTTTCAAATTCAGTGAGCAAACTTAATCAGATTGCTTCAGAATTAGGCGAATTAAATATCCCTTTGAGCTTGCTCCTCTCGGTAAAAATAACTGCGGAAGACATGACTAAACTACCAGACCTGCATACATTGAATGCTGAAAGGGTAAGTGTGGTTATCGGTCAAGATGGCGGAGGGAGAGGCGCTTATTTATCCCAAACCAACGCTTCTATTTCTTGTATTGGTGCTGTATTAGGCGCTGTATCAAAAGCTAAAGTAAGCGAGAGTATTGCATGGGTAGAAAAACAAAATTTGGTTTCTACGGCTTATGTCAAGGCTCTTACAGGAGGTGTAGAAAAAACAAGAGAACTGGATAGCATCTGTTTTTGTGATGGTTCAGCTATAGGAAACTATACTCCACAACAGCTGGAAGCTATTAACGATAAAGGCTATATCTTCGGAGTAAAGCATACAGGAGTCGCAGGGACTTTCCTTAATGATAGTTTTACTGCTACTAGTTTAGAGAGTGATTTTGCTTATATCGAAAATAACAGAACCATTGATAAAGCCATTAGGGGAATTAACAAGGTGCTGATTAAGAAAGTATCAGGACCTGCTTATATAGACCCTGATACAGGACTGCTGGAGACATCAGGTGTTGCTGCACTGGAGGCACTCTGTGATGATGTTCTTGATGAAATGCAGAGAAACGGAGAAGTAAGCGGTTACGAGGTTAATATAAATCCAAACCAGCAGGTGCTGAGAACTTCTAAATTAGAAGTGATTGTAAAAATTGTTCCTGTGGGAACGCTGAGAAAAATTGAGGTAAAAATAGGTTTAACCCTTAAAAAAGATTAAAAATGGTAGAATTAGAACCGCTGATTAACGGAAGAGAATACGGCTGGGCAGATATTGTCGCTACTATTGGAGGTGTTCCTGTTACGGGGATTACCGCTATCAAATACGGCGAAGAAATGGAAAAAGAAAATATCTATGGAGCAGGACGAAACCCTGTATCTCGTGGGTATGGCAGGGTAAAATCTACAGCATCCATTACTCTGCTTTCAGGGACAGTGTTCGCTTTGAAATCAAAAGCGCCAAAAGGACAGCTTCATAGAATTGCTCCATTTCCTATTACGGTAAGTTATCAGCCCGATGCTGGTCCTATGGTAGTACATGTTTTGAAGAACTGCGAGTTCAAAAAAACAGAGTTTGACTGGAAAGAAGGAGACATGAGCAAGCCGATAGAACTGGAGCTTATTATTTCTCATATTGTAGATAAATCAAAGTAAAACAACCATTGTGAGCAGTGGAAAATTCTCTGCTGCTCACATTATAAAAAACAAAAACAAATGGACAAAGAACTTATCTGCGGACTTGATACCGCGCAAATAGAAGAACTCAAAGCAGAAAAAGGAGCACTGGTATTGGTTGGTGTAACTTATGAAGGAAACACTCATCAAGCTATATTCAGAGAGCCTACCTTTAAGGATTTAGAAGCGATACATAAAATATCTAAATCTGATGAAATGAAAGGATTAAGGTCAGCTTATGACAACTGTATTGTAAAGGCTGATGAAGAAATAGAAGGCAGGGATATGCTTAAAATTAAGGCAGTAAGTGCTTTGATGGAAAGAGTACAGAAAACCAGCTCTGAAGCAAAAAACTTATAAGCTCGCTAGAAAGCGAGCAATCAGAACACGAAAGGTTCAAAGGCGATGCTCTTATAAGGTCAAATTTTAATGTAGAGCCAGAAACACTACAAATAAGTGAATGGGGAAAACTATATGCCCAAGCCATGTGGCTGGAAGAATGGCGACTGCAGAACCAAGCCGAATTATTTAAGGCTTTGTTTGGTGGGGATTAGAGGTTTATTGTTCTTTCTTTTTCTTCAATAGATAATGTACCATAAAAGCCTCATCATCAGAAATAGAAGAATTAATACTATCATTTCCTTTAAGAGCAATGGAAATAAGTCCAACCGCTATAACAACAGCGACTAAAAACATGCCTATTATAATCATATGAGCAGGAAAGAAAATAACTCCTAAAATGAGGGCTGCCCAAAAAGTGATTTTTAATGTTTTCATTTTAAAACCATTTACATAACAAAGATAGTAAAAAAATGTCAAATAATGTAACATATCAAATAAATTTAAAAGTTGTAGGTGATGATATCATCGGCTCGGTAACTCGTGAGATTGAGAGATTAGACGAGAGTACGAGGAATGCAACTAAGAGTTTTGGAGATTGTTTTAAATCTTTTTTGGCATTTAGCACAGCTTTAGAAGGACTTTCTTCTCTTCGGCAAGACTTTGAGAGCCTCATCGAACCTGGCAGAAATCTAAATGCCAACATGATGGAGCTTTCTGCCATTACAGGAGTTACAGGAGATGGTTTAAAAGCAATTGAAAAGGCGGCGAGAGACACAGCGAAAACCTTCGGAACGAGTGCAATAGACAATGTGGAATCTTACAAAATGATGCTTTCACAGTTGTCCCCCGAGATTGCTAAAAATTCAGAAGCCATGAAGATGATGGGGGAAAATGCGAATATTCTCTCCAAACAGATGGGTGGTGATACCGTAGCAGCTACGGATGTCCTGAATACTTCGCTCAACCAATTTGGTGTAAGCATGGACGACCCTATTGCAGCAGCTAAAATCATGGGCGACATGATGAATGTCATGTCCGCAGCAGCACAGCAGGGGTCTGCTGAACTCCCACAAATCAAACAAGCACTAGAACAGGTCGGAATGGTGGCAAAAACTACTGGTTTGTCTTTTGCCGAAACTAATGCCTACATTCAGCTTTTAGACCAGGCAGGTAAAAAAGGAAGTGAGGGCGGTGTAGCGCTGCGAAATGTCCTTACAACGCTATCAGAAGGAAGATTTACTTCTAAGTTAGCAGCAGAGGGTCTCCAGCAGGCTGGTATTTCTGTTGATTATCTAGCAGACAGCTCTATACCTCTACATGAGCGGTTAAAAACTCTTAGAAAAATACAAGGGGATACTGCGCTTATGACCAAAGTATTTGGTAAGGAAAACATGGCGGCTGCTATTGCTATGATAAACACTGCTGATGAGGCAGAAGCGATGACCAAGGTTATTGTAGGGACTAATTCAGCGGTAGAGCAAGCAGAGGTAATCATGGGCGGTTACAATGAAAAAGTAGCCAGAACTAAAGCCTGGTTTGATGACTTGAAAATATCTATTTTCAATCTTACAGAAGAGTTTACTCCCTTTGTAAATATGGGATTTTCTACTGTAGAATGGCTTGGAAAATCTGCGTTTTATCTCAATATTCTAAAATCTACATTGAGTGCAGTAACACTCGCAAAAACAAAGGATAACATACAGTCTGGGATAGCTCTTATCCGTACAAAAGCCTTAGCATTATGGACAGGAATAGGAAGTCTTGCGAACAAGGGTTTTGCTGCTTCTTTAAACTCTGTTAGAAATTCGGCGATAGGTGCAGCTGTTGGGACAAGAACATTTTCTGTCGCTATTATGAATATTCCTGTTATCGGCTGGATAATAGCGGGGATTACCGCAGTCATTGTGGCTATAAAATACCTTTGGGAACATAGCCGAAGATTTAGAGAAATCCTCTTTGGGATAGGCTATGCTGCAAGAGCAATATTCCACAACATCGGCGTATATGCGGGCAGAGTTTGGAGGCTTGTTTTAAAACCTGTGGGGATGTTTATTTTTAATTTCTATAAAAACATTTTCATGGCTGTTTGGGAGTTTGCAAAAACTGCATGGGATGGTATTATAAATACTATTTCATGGGCATGGAACAATGTAATCAAGCCAGTAGCCCAGTATATATATAGTGTTTATGTCAATACCTTTATGGTGATTTGGAATGCTGTAAAAACAGTGTTCAACTGGATAGTACAGCTGGTGTCCAGAGTTTGGAACTGGATAAAAAGCACCTTCTCTGAGTTTGCAGGATGGATACAGTCCACCATCATAGAGCCTATTTATAAAGTTTTTAATGAAATCTGGGATTGGCTTACAGGTTTTTTTGATGGTGTTACAGAAAAAATTAAAGCTGTAACAGACACGGTCAAAGGGCTTTGGAATAGTATTTTTTCTGATGAAGGTACGGTAAGTGTTAAAGAAGAGTATCAAAAAGGAGAGAAAGCAGGAGGAGAAAGTTTTGATAAAGACAAGAAAAAGAGCAAAGACGACCCACAAGAGGTCAAAATAGTAGATGATAACTCTCATAAAAACATTTTTGATGTCAGCAAAGGCTCTGGACTTTCTACTCCTACTATTGGAGGAGTGGCAGCCAAAAAAACAAAGAAGAAAAAGGAAAAAAGCGAGAAAGAAGATGGAGAAAGTGGAAATAAGGTTCGCAGCCTTACAGTTGGTAAAATGGTGGAAAATCTAAATATCTACACTCAAAAAGGGACTGTCGGAGAAAGTAAAGAGCAGATTTTACAAGCAATTAAAGAAATATTCGGTACTGCAGTAGCAGATTTTGCAGGAGCAGACCGAAATGCTACAACTGCATAAATTATAAGAAGATGATAAATGTATTTACCCCAAATGCAGAGCATTTAGCCAAAGGTGTGGCTTTAAATTTAGCTTTCCGTTTTGGAATGAGCACTGCGGAGCCTTTCAAGGCATCTGAGTATGTTGGAAAAGAGAAAAACCCAGAACTGCTGGATTTAGGAGAATTAGAAGGGAGAACTTGGCTGACTTCACTAGCCTTAAAGCACGGAGGGAAAGAGTTTATATTCAATGAGTGTCTGATTTCCCTTAATATGGAAAAAAACATCGTTACCACAGCATTACAGGGACGCAATGGAACGATAAAAGAGTATATCAGTGATGGTGATTATAACATTACCATAGATGCAGGGATAAGTAATTACACTATTGACCAGGAAGGAGAGTATAATATTGACTATCCGATAGATGCAGTTGCAGAGCTGAAAAATATTCTCTCTCTTCCTGAAACCTTAGAAGTTCAGAGTGATTTTTTGGAGATTTTTGGGATAAAATCAGCAGTTGTAAAATCTTTTGACCTACAACAAGAAACCCACTCCAATAGACAAAGTATCAATATTCAGATGCTCTCTGATGAGCCGTACGAAATTAGACTAAAAGAAGAAAACGATGTTAAAGTTGTGTAGTGAAATCATCATCGAGGGCGATAAAACATGGAAATTTAATGCCGTTGCAGACTGCAAGATTGTAGAAGATGTATCTACTCTTACTGATACCTGCGAAATTCAACTCCCTAAAAAAATAAAGTGGCAGGAAGCTGTAAGCAAGAATGGCAAACCTCCAATCAAAAGAGGAGATAAAATAACCATCAGACTTGGATATGATGATAATTTAGAAACACGATTTACAGGATTTATCCGCTCGGTAGATGCAAAAGTACCAATAACCATAAAATGCGAAGATGGTATGTTTATCTTAAAATCTCACAAGGTAAAACCAAAGGCTTTTAAAAACGCTTCTCTACATGAGATTGTGTCTTATCTATTGGAGGGGACTAATATCAAGTTTCAGCTTATGGATAAAAATATAAAAGTGGGAAACTGGAGACTTACCAAGACTCATGCTTCAGAAGAACTGCAAGAGCTGAAAGAAAAAATGATGTTGTCTTCCTACTTTCGGACAATCAACAAGGAAAGCGTACTGTACATCGGCTTAGCCTACCCTTTGGATAACCGAAAGAAAGTAAAATTCATACATGGTAAAAACATTATTGATGAAGATTTTGAATACAGAGACAAAGAAGATATACGGGTAAGATGTGAAGCACAGAGTTTTAATGGCAAAAAGAAAAAAGTAACCTATGAATATGGTGACAAAGATGGCGATTTGATAAAAATAAGAATGGACGGGCTCACAGAAGCAGAATTAAAAAAATACGCTATCCAAGCGGTGGAACGATACAAACAAAGTGGTTTTAAAGGTTCATTTGAAACCTTTGGACAGCCCGAAGTCAGTAAGTGTGATATGGTCGAAATCCATGCATCAGATGGAAACAGCGGAGTCTATCTGGTAAAGAAAATAGAGATAGATTTTGGGATGAACGGCTACCGCCAGAAAATAGAACTGGGTCAGCCACTAACGATTAACGAGCAATGAAAGAACTTTTACAAAAATTAACCGAAACAGGCGATGAGATTTATGCCAAAATTTGCGAAGTAACATCGGTAGATATAGAAAATCAAACGGCAGATTTACAGCCGTTAGATGGTTCATCGCAGATTTTAGATGCTTATCTACAAGTGGCTGAAAATGGTGTTTTTGTAGAGCCTAAAATAGGCAGTTTAGTAGCCTGTGTGTTTGTCACCAAAGAGACTGCTGTAGTAGTTAATCACTCTGAAATAAAGCAGTTTCAAATTAAGATTGAAAAAACAGAGTTCAAGATAGATAAATCGGGTTTTCTGCTTAAGAAAGAAAACGAAACATTAGCAAAGCTGATGACAGACCTATTACAGGAAATCCAGAAGATGAAATTTACCACTTATGCTGGCGGACCAACATTGACCCTGCTTAATAAACCGAAGTTTATTGAGATTGAAAACAGATTTAAAAAGTTTTTAAAGGAAGATTAAACCGAATTTAATATGGCAAAAACAGGACTAAAAATAGAAAGGCTGCAAGGGAAAATAAAATCAGCTTGGCTTTCTCAAATGAACAATGAAAATGGCGAAGACTATTTGGATAAGATGAGCAGAAACCTCGCAAAGGCTATTGTGGAGGAAATATCGGAGCTTATTGTAGAAGTTCCAGCAGGTATAAAAGTAAACACAACAGGAGGGGCTGGGCAAACCATAGAAATAAAAATTGCTGATTTAAGATAATGAAAGATGTTTTGATAAAAGATTTTGAATTACAGATAGATAATAACGGTGATTTTGATATAGGCAATGCTGAAAATCAGTCTGTAGAAATGCTTCTGTTGAGTGGACAGGGCGAATGGAAAGAACACCCCGAAACAGGATGTGATATTATATCATCCAAACATGGGAATATAGACCGATTTTTAGACCGAAGAATAAGGGTGCAGTTAGAGGCTGACAGTTTTCACATAGAAGCCTTAAAAATAACAGAAAAAGGATTACAGCTCAATGGACAATATAACACAATATAGAGTATACGAAAACCAAAGCTGGCTGGATATATCCAATATTTTATATGGAACCTCCGCACACGCTTACAGATTGGCACAAGAAAACAAATCATCTATCACAGAAGATGTGAAGGCAGGAACTATTATAAACTGTCCATTAGATTTAACAAGCAATAAGTTAGTGCTGCTCAGTATGGCATCATATAAGAGTAATCCTGCTACTGCTGTAACAATGATTCCAGAGGAGGAAAGATTAGAGGGTATCGGATAT